AAAAAAAAACGGGGCGGTGGGTGAATCATAATAAAGTATTCGCGGTGAAAGAGAAGTTACCCACCGCCCCAAAGGGTTTACTCAGAGTCTTCTTCTGCGGCAGACTCTGCGTGTTCTTTTGCCAACTTCTCGTACAACGCAACCACTTGAATTGCTTGGTCACGTAGTTGTCCGATAGTTGTAAGTTCCTCACCCTTAAACCCACCACGCGTTACAACAGTATCTACTACTGCGACACATGAACGGGCAACGCGGTTTGCGAGGTCGTAAAATGTAGCTTGGTCTTCAGTCATTTTATGCTCCGTATGTTGATGACTTTTCAAGTGCAATAAAGTATTCGGTTTTGCCAGATGTTGATCGGAAACTAGAAATCAACTTAGTTGAAATCGAAACCTCATAATCATCACCCAACAATTTCAGGTTATTTACCCCAATAACAAATTTGAAATCTGCATCCTCTGGGAACTGACCTTCAACTTGAATTGAGTATGAATTTGAAGTCGTATTGTTAATATCAACGACATCAATACGTACAGCGTTTCCATCGGGACTAATTGAAATTTCATCATAACCCAATGCAGACGATGCACGTTTGATCTTACTTAGGGTTTCGTTAGTGAGTAGAAATCTGACCTCACACTCAGGCATGATGATCTCTTTCTTAGGTGCAGAAAGCATCTCTGGATCTGAGTAGAAATAACGAACTGAGGAAAGACCACTGCCGTCTGATACGGTACAGAAGTTTTCACCAAACTCGATTGAAGGATTGTCTACAAGGGACAACACCGACAAAAACTCCGACAGATCGTAGATACCGAATGAACTAGGAAAGGTTTCATCAATCTCTGCTTGAGATACAATGTTCTTTGCAATAGACATAGTCTTGATGACGTTGCCGCCATTGACTACGATGTTTTGATTAATCGTCGAGAAGTTTCGTAGGATCTCGACAGTTCGGGTTGATAGTTCCATGTGGATTCCTCAGTTAATATGTGGGACATTATATAACAATATCCAGTCAGTGTCAAGTAATATCTCGCATTCGACTAAAGTTTTTGTCCTTAACGAACGACAGTTTGCGTTCGAAGTGGGCGTCCTCCAGTTCGGTCTTGTGAGAGATTACAAATACGTTGGTGTCTTCCTTGAGAGTGTCAATGATCTTCATTAGGTTGTCGACACCCTCGCCATCGAGAGACGAATCGAACGTCTCATCTAGGATCAACAGGTTAGTTGATACGGAGTTCTTCATCTTGGCGATGTGTCTCCAAGTGAATAGTAAAGACAAGTCGATTCTTTGTTTCTCACCTTCTGAAAACGAGTCATACGAGAAGGTGTCACGGTAACGCGATCGGATGGTCTCATTGAAACTCTCATCCAACTCAAAGTGGACGAAGAAGTCCAGCGTCTGTAGATACTTGTTGGTGAGTTCGTTGATGACCGGAATGTATTGTTTGATGATCTTGGTCTTGATACCAGTGTCGCGGAGTAGTTCGGACGCAACACGATTGTAAGACGACTTCTCGTTGAGCGTGTACTTGCTGTCGTTTAGTGTATGTAACTCTTCATCAAGGTTATTGAGGTCTTTGTTTGCCTGAGACATATCACCAGAACTGTCAGCCATATCTGCGAGATCATTCTGGATCTTCTGAACGTTCTGAGTCAGACGGGCGATTAACTGCATATTATTGTTCATAAGATTTTGTTTATGCAGCAGATCTGCCATGTCTTCTTCAAGTTTATCGATCTGGGTTTGGTAATCATTCAACTGAGCATCCGCCTGAACCATAAGTTTCTGTAGTTCACGTGCACGTTCATTCGCAGCGGACTTTTTACTATTGCGCAGTTCATCACCGATGTCTTGGTCACATGTAGGACACACTTCATTATCATCAAAGAACTTTGCTTCTTTAACAACAGACTTAACCTGTGTATCAAATTTAGTGCGATACTTCTCCAATTTAGTCTTATTGGTACGCATTTTGCTTAATTCTTCTGTGACCGAAGGTAACAAATTATTGACGGTTTCGGACAGTTCTGCGTTGACTTCATTGAAAGTTGCGATATCATCGTTGAGACTTTTGATCTCTTCTTCTTTTTCTTTACGATGCGCAGTGTTGATGGCGCTAAGATCACGGATATACTTCTTTTGAGAAGATATGCGTGTTCTAACCATCTCAATAGAATGGTTGTTGTTCTCGAGTTCGCCTTTGAGGAGAGAGATTTTCTCCTTGAGTATCACATTCATTTTGGAAAATATGTTAATATCAAGAAGGTCTTCGATCACATCACGCCGAGAAGTAGAGTTGAGTTGCATGAATGGGATAAAAGACGACGAACCGAGAACAACAATTTGGTGGAAACTCTTGTGAGACATCTGTAGGATGTTCTTCTCAAGAATCTCTTGGTACTCACGCGCGTGTGCGCTTTGATTGATCATGGTACCGTCCTTCCAAATCTCGAACTTGGCGGGTTTGATACCACGAATAACTTTATATTGAACACCATTAACAATAAATTCGACTTCACATCTGGAGTCTTTATTATTGATGGTGTTTACTAGTTGTGCTTTATTGATCTTACGATGCGCCTTACCAAAGAGAGCGAACGACAGGGCATCCAACATAGTAGACTTGCCCGCGCCGTTCTCACCAACCACTAAGTTTGTTGGATTCTCTAGAAAGTCGATCTCATTAAAGTAGTCACCCGTAGAAAGAAAGTTCTTCCAACGGAGTTTCTGAAATTTAATCATGCAACATCTACGCTCTGCGCCTCTACCATTAGTTCAGACACAAGTCCTTTAATTCGATCTTTATCTAGGTCAGTATCCACATCTTGGATATAATTATAGATTAGAGTTTGGGTGTCGTCAACACTTATTTCACTATCACCCACATTTTCACCACGGAACTCACGGAAGTCTTCGGCGATCTTCAGTTCGTGGATCTTTTGTTGTTGGATGCGGTCTACATACCTTTCGAATTTTTTCATGTCCGATCGGTTAGTCACAATCAACTTAACGAACTTGCCATCAAGGTAAGATAGGTCTTCGAAATAGTTTACGATGTCTTCGTCATAATAAATCTTGTGAAAGATAGTCACACCATTTTTCACGGGAACAAGTTCTCGTGTTTCTGTATCATAGATGTGGAAGTACTTAGGATCGTGCGCATCGTTCCAGAAGAACTCCATCTGGGCACCAAGGTAGTGTATGTTACCCTGAGATGACTTGGTATGGAAGTGTCCAGACAGGACCGTCTCGAACTTTTGTAGAGGCGTGGAGTCCATACCTTCTTTACATACTAAACCCTTGTCCATTTCAAACCCTGCGAGTTCAAAGTGGCCACCGATGACATCTGCACCACAATTCTCTAGGAACTTTAAACACTCTTCCTCATTCTCTGGACAGATCCAAGGTACAAGACCGAACTTAATACCATCGTAGTCACGCACGATCGGATCCATAAGAATGTCGACCTCGTTCATGTAGTGACCCATCAACTCTTTCAGGGAATTGAGTTCATTGGTGTTTTTAAAATAGACATCATGATTGCCTGGGATGATGTCCATGTGGATGTTATACTCACGCAATTTATCTAAGAAGATTCTTCGATTATGACTGAGCGCCTTGAGATTGACCGTCTTACGATTGTCGTAGTAGTCTCCAAGGTGTAGGATTTGGGTGATGTTGTTTTCTAACAGAAAAGGGAAAAACACTTCTGTATAGAAGCGTTCTTGGTAATCCATAAAAATTTCAGACGAATTACGACACCCACAGTGGGTATCATTCAATATAGCGATCTTCATAAACTCTCAGTAATTGGAGCGGGATGTAGGGATTTCACCTACTACAGGGAAGGGTATTCACTGTCTCCATAACGAACTCCCGCGTTAAACTTTTACTAATTTAGACACACATTATACTATAGTGTGAGGGGTTTGTCAAGTTTAATCTGAAAATTTTCCGTCTTGTATGAGGTGATGTAGTCGGTGTGTAAGAATAGTCCACACCAAGCGAGGTAGGGAACTCTCTTTATAGGTTCCCGCTTTACATTCATAAGTCCACATTATTCCATCCACTCCGATAAGTCCGAATCAACATTTACTGCGCGACGTTTACGTTTCTTCTCTTCTTTCGCGTACTCTTTAAACTCTTGGTCAGCACCTTTAACTGCATCGATACGCATACGTAGGGTGTCAATGAAGGGAGACGCATATTGCATATTTCCATATCCTTCACCATCATCATCAAGGAACTCGCCGATGTCCGCCTCTGCGATGAACTTCATCTTTACGTCTTGTTGTTTCTTTTCCTTTTGGATCCGACGCAAGAATGCATACCATGAGATCTGTGTAAAGTAAGCAAATGCGTTTGGTTTGCCCGATCGGGTTGCAGCTTCGATATCGTAATTCTCGATCGCCTTGAGACAGTTCTCGACCGCATCCATGACCATCTCTTCACGATAGGTATAACGAACAAAGTTTGCTTTATGAGAGAGACCCTCTGCGATCTTTAGGAAGCAGGAAGCGATATAATCTGTAACGATCGGTGTGGACTCACCGACATCTTTTGCCTCTTGGGCAGAAGTACAGTACTCGACGACTGCGTTAGAAAAGTCTCTATTATTGACGTAATGTGGTTTTTCTTTAGGTTTCATGATATACAACTTCCAAAATTTAATGAGGTAATTATACCCTATTTCGACCTGTGTGTCAATCCAATTTCTGATCTATAGGCGACTCTTTGTCGCAATTCACTTGAAGAAAATCTATGAGATCTTTCATTAAAATAAAACTCTATTCCCCGTTTACGACCGATATCCTTTCCAGTGAAATCCTTCTCACGATATTCTTCGCCCAATATCTGAACATCCAAATTATATAGAGACAAAATATCTTCGAGATCTCGTTCCGTTTGGTATGGGATAATTTCATCGACATAACTAACCGCCCTCAGTTGAGTGTATCTTTCAACCAAAGTTTGTATGGGTTTGTTCTTGGTGTTGGGGCGATCGATAGTGGGGTCTGTCTGTAGACCTACTATCAGGTAGTCACACCGATCTTTAGCGTGACGTAGAAGTTGGACGTGACCTGCGTGTAGAAGGTCGAACGTTGAACATGTGAAACCTATTTTCATAATATTTTAAAAAAGTCTTGACAGAATGTAATTTATACTGTATAATCTCTTTAACCAAAGGGGAGAATAGTATAGCCCTAATTCTTGATCATTCCTTCTACGTCAGAATCCATGAAGTCATTATTACGGTCCATTTCATTTAAGAACTCTTCTAGAGACAGATCACTATCCCACTCATCTTTATCTTCTTTCTTGAGTTCTTGTTCCTCATTGTACTCGTTCATCTCTTTTATAGCATCACCGTAAGAAGCATACATCTCTTCTGTTGGAACAGCAACTGACATGATCTTATCAAAGAAGACAATCATAACATTTTGGGGACTGTCTTGATATACCATAAAAGTTTTAAACGCATAGTACTTACCACCGTTGCTCAGATCTTTTTCAATCAAAGACAGTGCGTTTCGAATTATAAGTGAGTCTCCAGTTTCGCTCATCAATTCACAAACTAGTTCTTCACCCGTTATTAATTTTAAATGTTTAACCAAAGAGGTTGTTTTCGACATCTTCTTCTACTTTTATTGGTTTAAGGTTTATAGGATAAATCTTGTATTTAAATCCTTCTTTAGTATATATCTTAATCCTTTCAGCGCTATGTTTTAGTGTAAAGTTCTTGTGATTCCTAATATGAAGATCATCAGCAATATCAAAAAGTCGAGTAGTCCGACCATCATCAGACTGACGAAGACCACGACCAATCGATTGGAGTACTTTGACTTGAGACTTGGATGGTGTCGCAAATACAATATTATGAAGATTGCGGATGTTAATACCAGTACTAAAAGTACCAAGAGAAGCAACGATAATTGCATCATTTTCTTTTTCTACTATCCCTCTTATTTGTTCTCTGTCTGTGGCATCTACTTCACCAGATACATAGAATACTTTACGTCCTTCTTCAGCCATAGATTTGATCATCTCGTGCAGAACCTTTCCGTGTTTTTCAACGAACTGAAACATCACGAGGGTGTTGCCTGACTGATCGAGTGTTAATTTACTGATAAATCGATTGCGGGGTTCGTAGGTGACGATCGTATCTAACTCTTCCTGATACGACATCTCCTTAACTTGTTGGCAGACATCATTGTGATATCTAAGTAGCAAAATAGAGATGTCTAGTTCCGAAAGTTCTTTTGTCTTTTGTAACTCAACAGTTCTAGTAACAACCATCGTTGGACCGAAAAGACCTTCTAGAACAAGTTTGTTTGTCTCTGTCCCATCGAGAGTACCCGTAAGACCGAAACGATATTTTGCGTTGACACACTTGTCCATCATGGTAGTCAGTGACTTTGCCTTGAACAGGTGCACTTCATCACCAAAGACCGAGTCGAACTGTTCGAACCACTCCTTGCCAAATTTATAAATGGATTGCCATGTGGATATAATGACACGTTTATCAGTGACCTTTTCCTTACCGGAGTAGATGCGGTGACAGAACTCATCTACGTCATAACCGTAGTCTTCAAAATCTTTGTACATCTGTTCGACCAAAGACGTGGTTGGAACGATAACTAGAATTTTTCCTTCGGTGACTTCGTAGCAATACCGTAAAAGATTGTATATAATAAATGACTTCCCGCTACCAGTGGGAGAAAGAAGGATACATCTTCGGTGTTCCACCCCATGAGAAATTGCTTTGTATTGATAGTCTCGTGGTTTAAAAGGAGCATCAAGCAGAGATAGAAAGTCAATAAGGGCAGGATGGTCGATGTCTTCACGGAACGAAGGAATCCCATAAGTCTCATTTTCAACAATCTCCAGTGGGTAGAAACGATCCGCGCAGAACTTCCGCAGGTGCGTGTAGAGACCCACGTTCATCTGTTTAGTCATCATGTTATAGAGTTTGACTTTTCCGTCCCAGTGTCGAGACTTATATGCAGGCATGTACTTGTAGCCAGGCACAAAGAACGAGAAGTATTCCTTCAATTCATTCTCTTGGGCTGGATGGGCCTCTACCATAAAATGGGAGTAGTCCTTCATCCTAATGCGAATCTTGTTATCCACCAGCCTCGAATCGACGATAATCAATCATGTTCTTGATCGTCGAATGCCTCCATTTGATCATGTTAAGAATATCTGTAAGACTATCTATCTGTGCTTTAAGTGCGAAGATTCTGTCTTCAGACTTAGAGATCTCTGGGTCGGAGTCGTAATAGTAGTCCATCTCACCCTTGAGAATCTTGAGACCGTTGAATGGATCTGGATCCCACCCCTTCTCCTGTAGAGTCTGTGGGTCCATCTTACCGTTGTAGTACAACCACTTCTCCTTCAACAGGATCTTCTGTGACGCCTCTGCGCGACGTAGGGTAAGTTTGGTTACGGTGAGGTATTCTAAATACTTTGCGTGTAGCATGGGGATTTGACGTGATGTCTCATCCAGTTGGTGCATAGGAATAACAGAGTCCTCTGTCCACTCCTTGTGTATCACTTCAATATTAAGCATGTATAATCCGTGGGGTTTTCAAAACTACATTATATCACATATCGGTGATCGTTTCAATACAATCTTTCCAATAGTCTTCGTCATGACCCAACACGTAACTGAGAGTCATACGGTAACATTCTGTTCTTGCGGCATGGTAGACTACATTACCTGAATCGTAGTCTCCAAAGTATCCCGCTTTGCAATTCCACCCCTGTTCGTCTTGCACCGTTATGACTTGTTCGGTCTTAGGATCGACATATTTGAACCACCCGTCTCCTCTCTCGGACCACGTGAAGATCACATTGTATGCGGATGCGTCTGCGTTATTATGCCAACCGATGAAACCGCCTGGCGGGTAGAGTGTTGAGAGTGCACTGTGTTGCACACCTAGTTCCTCCATTAAACTGGAGTTCAGTGTGTTCCACGTCTTGCGGTATTCTTCTGGGTGTGTCCCAAAGTAGTGATCGGGTTTGATAGGATAACAGAAGGAGTTCTCTGCGGCACCTCTGTGTCCACGACCTTCGTCGATGACGCGCCACATCTCCTCTTCGCCCGTGTAGTGGTCTGACTGTCCACGCAACTCCTCGACCAGACATCGGTTTGTCTGTTCGGGTTGATACAACTCTCGATACGTATATCGGAAGTCTTCTAGAATCTCCAAGAGGTTCCGGTTCTTTATATCTAATTTTACCATCATGATATAGTGAATTTAGTAAACCTAAATGATGTTTCGTATGTTATATATGCAACGTCTCCGGCAGTAGCGTTCAATTCGACCGAACCTATCTGGGTGGGAAGACATCCTTCATATGTTATTTTGATGTTTGCATTGTTGTGACTGGTGAGAATAATAATCGTGATATCGTGAGATAAATCCTCAGACGAATCTACGGTGCGTTGCATCCAATCTTGCATTTCTTTATAAGCGACCATGTCTTCGTCTAGGATGAGACTAATTGACAAATCCGAATATTCTATTGTGTCAGCGGCAACAGGAAATCTTTGTGTTTTTGGAACAGGCATCTCAAAAGGTGTTGCTGTAGAGCCTGGGTGTGTTACTGACTGCGCAAAGAATTCAAGGTTACCATATTTCGCGCGCTCAATTACGATACGGAATCCCGTAGGTTGTAAAAGGTTTGTGTTTGATGTTACGCTCATAATCTATCCTCGTTATCGAATTATTTATACACAAAAAAAAGGGAGTCCGAAGACTCCCCAAAATGACTAGTAGACTAGTTCTTTTTTATTATGATCCTTGGACCATTAGGTTGTCAACGCGGAAGATGCGGTAGTATGTGTTCGCACCTGCTGTGTTAGACATATCGTGTTGGCCTGGACCTGATACGAATGGGTTTGACGCCATGCCGTAACGAGTCTTGAAACCAATCTTAGGTTGGAATGTATCTTCTGCAACAGCCTTGACCATCTGTAGTGGTACGTATGGGCAGTAGAACATACCTGCGTCGTATGCGTTTGAACCCTTATAACCAACTGTTAGGTAATCAACAGTTGCATATGGGTCGATGAATACGCGTAGACGACCGTTTAGAGTACCAGCGAATGTGTTACCAGTATCATCTACTGATAGACCAGCGCCTGGCGTGTAGTCTAGTTGACCAGAAGCAGCAAGTGCAGTAGCAACGTCAGATGAACATACAACGATGTTACCCTTACCACGACGTGTAGCCTTCGCGATTGCGTTTGCTTCACGATCGATTTGCATTGCAAGACCCTTGAACTTCTCAGCAGACCAGCGACCGTCGCCGTCTGTTGATACGTCAAAGATGCCTGGAGCAGCGACGTTAGAAGTCTGTGCACCTAGAACCGCTTGAGAGTTGATTGTGCGAACGATTTCACGGTTGATCTCTGCAAGGATTTCTGTAGACAGAATGTTTGCAAGTTCTGTTTCTGCGTCTAGACCGTGGATTGCCTTTAGGTCTTGCGCAAGTTCTAGTGAGTACTCAGCCTTCAGTGCGCGTGACTTAGCAACAACGCTCTGCTTCTCGATTGAGAAACCCATTTCCTTGAATGAACCGTCAACTTCACCTAGAGACTCAGAAGCGCCTGTAGACATTGGTCGGCCTGGTAGACCTAGTTCACGACCAGTTCCGTCAGTTTGTAGACCAGCAAGACCTGAAGATTCGCCTGTTGCATCGACTGCACCAGAGAAACCAGATTGTGGTTCATCAAGACCTAGTGCTTCGTTGCCTGGTCCCTGACCGTTGTAGTGTGACTTCATCGCGAAGATTAGACCAGTTGGACCAGACATTGGCTGGACACCACATAGGTCGTATGCCATTAGGTTTGGCATTGCGCGACGTACTAGTGAGATTAGAACTGGATCCCAGTTCGAAATTGCACCACCAGTTGAGTTGGTTGGTGCTTCTGCTAGGAAACCTGCTGTTGCATTGCGCTCTTCCATTAGAGCACGTTCTTGGTTTTCTAGGACGGCAGCAGTTACTGCCTTACGTAGTGGATCAGTGATCGCGCCAGCAGATTCTTCGTTAAGTACTGGTGACCACTTCTCAATCAATGTATCGAATGATTGCATTTTACTATTCCTTATTGCTTAGTGGTTTTACGAAGAGCGTGTAGGTAATTCTCCATTACAGATGAAACCTCTACTTCTTCCTCTGTCGTTTCTTCGACAGATTCTTCAAGTTGCTCTGGGATTTCTTTTGAGAAGTATGATTCCTTGACAGTGTTAACCTTCGCAACGAAAGATTCTTCGTTTTCAAAGTCAACGCTTTCTAGGAGACCCTTTAACTTCTCCGCTTGTGTATCTGCTAAATCACGTGATGCCTCAGCGATGATAGTGTTACGCTTATAAGTTTCAAGTTCTTCAGCTAGTGAAATTGCATCACCAGTAGTGTTGTTTAGACGTTCTTCTAACTCTTCTACTTGTCCTGCAAGTTCGTCAACTAGGTCGACCTTGGCTTCTGGAACTTCGATGTATGATTCTACGAATAGATCACGCATGTTGTTCATGAAAGACTCTGCGACTTCAGTACGTAGACCGTTCTGAATAGCAACCTTGTTATCTTCCATCCAAGTTTCAACTACATAGTTTAGGTATGAATCAACCTTACCGACTAGGTCAGTTTTGATTGTTTCGACTTCTTCAGCAAGTTCTACCGCGTAGTTCTCTTCAAGACGTGTGATCTCTTCTGAAAGCTTTGACTTTACAGCCGCTTCGAAGATTACAGATGTCTTTTTCTTGAACTCTTCAGATAGAGTCGCTTCACCTTCAACAATAGCAGCAAGTTCGGACGCAGTGTCCACTTCTTCTGCTACCAAGTCTTCGGCATTTACAACACCTTCATGCATCTTGTTATAAGCAGCTTGAACATCTGATTTACTAGATGTCATTAACTTATTATGCATTGCGTTGATCATTCCCGCCTTGGTTTTTGGTGGGGTAGCCTTTGGAGCAGCATCGGATGCCTTGTCAACTGAAGCCTGTGCTTCTGGTTCAGTGACTGCATCTTTGTTTTCTGGTGCTGCTTCTTCGAGAGTTTCCTCCACGATTTCGTTAGACTCAATCTCAGTATCGCGGATTTCACTTTCTACTGCTTGATTTAAATCAGTCATAGTGACTCCTTTATAGTTTAGATTTGATTAACGAGAGGAAATTCTTGAATTCACGAATCTGCACTTCAGGACGATGTGCGATATGTGCTTGCTTAATTTCAGTCTCAATATCTTCAATAGCTTGAGGTTCTAAGATTCCATTATTCCAGACCCAATCCACACCTTCCATAATCCCATTAACAAAAGCTTCCGGTGCCGATGGATCTTGCACGATATCTACCGTAGCAAGAATAAAATCATCTTTGACGTACATTACGCCGTTTTTACTCTCAAGACTTCCCATTCCACGAGTTGACACACCTAGTTGAACACCTCCTTCTAAGAGACCTTTCACTATCTGACCCATTGGGGTATCCAATATTTGTGCCTTTCCAACCACATCATTTCCTTCAAATTTCAAGTCAGTAATGAGGTGAGAAACTTTATCCAAGTTAACAGTCGGACCTTCAGGGTGATTGAGTTCCCCAACAGCACGTTTTTTGCTAACTTGATTTTCAACATACGTATTTACCGCCTTCTCCATAATTGGTTTTGGGTAGATACGTCCGTTACGATTCTTTTTGTCTGCCTGAGCGAATACACCTTCAATGACAAAGTTCTTCTCGCCGTTCTCTTTGGCTTCAACGATGCATTCAATGTCGTTTTCTACGAATTCGCTAATCAGCTTCATTTTATTTTCCTAAGTCCTTCAGGACTTGTTTTGCGGTTGTTTCCGCTTCTTTTTGCGACTTAAAGGTATCGACAGAATCTCCGTCAATTGTTAGATGGAATCCTTTCGCGACTTTAGTAATGACAACAGGATAACCAGACATCTTCTTGTTGAAGACGACCTTGTCCTTTGCCTCACGAATTTCTTGAAAAGTTTTCATCTTGCCTCCTTATTAGTCTATTTATACACGAAAAGTTTTTAACATCGATTTTATTCGAGTTCTTCCGTATCAAGTCCGAATACATATTCCTCAAAATCACCCGACTCAAATGCCGCATCGATTTCTTCGTCGGTTACTTCTAAATCTTCTGCTTCAACACCGTTGAAAATCTGATTAGCAACACTAATCTTTTCGGTGTCTAACGAATCTTGAACCTTGTCTTGCATAATGGTGTTAAATAGTTCTTCGGCAGAAGTGAAATTTCCGACCTCTAAAGCACCGATTAAATTTTCAGTTGTTTCACTCATTACATATACTCCTTAAAAATCATCATCCATATCGTCGCTGTTTGAGTTCTCAGCTTCGACTTGTTTCGCCATCTCTGCGATGTCCTCATCATTGAACATCATGACGTTCTTCATAACCCACTCACGTGAGAAGTACTCTCCTACGTATGTGGAAACCTGATCCATAGTCTGTAGTCGTTCTCGCAGTATTTCTGCTTCCTTCAATTCGACAAAGTGGTTGTCGCGGTTGAAATCGATCTGGATGTGGTTCTTCCACGACTCCCAATCTTGTTCAGTACATGTACCTTTCAGTAACAACTGCTTTCTTAAAATACCTGTGAATAGGTTTGCAAACTTACGTCGCAACCTGTCAATGAACTTCTGAAACTTAACCTCATCACGGTTGATCTCTGTCGCACGACCTAGTGCGAACTGTTGTTCCTGTTCGAGACGCGATAGGGGCACGTTCAATGAACGATACAACTTCTTTTGGAAATAAATTATGTCGTCGATCTGACCAAGGTTCTCACCGCCTGGCAGTGTACTGATCTCTGTTCCTCGACCACCCTCACGACGTGGTAACCAGAAGTCCTCAAGCATCGACATGTGCTTTCGGTCATCCTTGATCTCACCCGTCTGTGCATCATAAACGATCTTGTTACGGTAACGCGACATAATGTCTTTGATGTATTGTTCTGATTTACCCTTCGGTAAGTTACCCACGTCGATGTAGAAGATACGACGCTCAGGTGCGCGAGACATACGATAGATGACCAACGAGTCTTCCATCATGCGCAACTGGTTTACGGGTTTAATTGCTTTCTGTAGATAGGATAGGACACGTTTCTTTGAGTTGTCCAATAAACCTGAAGTGATATACGAAACAGAATCAGAGGTCAACTTGACACCAGTACCTGTACCGCCTTTGTCTTGGTAGATGTAAAACTCATTTACCTTGTCTACCAACTTCGCGCCAGTTGCTGGATCTGTTTTGTGTTTCACCTCTTTGACCTTGCGAATCTTTGCAGAGTCGATCGGACGGATCTCTTGGATCCCCATCTTAGGATTAGATGTGTCAACCACAAGGTGGTGATATAGACGACCATCGACATACCATGAACGGAACATGTCGTGACCGTATTCCTCGAAGTTCAACATTGCAACGATGTTGCCGAACTCTTCGAGTAGTGTGTTTTTGATTTTGTCTGAGGTGTCGACCTTGTCTAGGTTCAACGCAACAGTAGATTCTAGTTCACCCGCAACGATAGATTCGTTTAGGATGTCTTCAACTGCAGCATCGACTTCCGGATGTTCCGCGACTTGTCGATACTTAGCGATGAGTCCATGATTATCCTTAGCAGAACCGCCTTCCATGTCAATATACTGTCCGAAGTACGAACCTGACGCGGTGACGTAACCAGCACCATCCTCATCCACTTTAGGGACGATAGATGTTACTTTATTTTTATCTTTTTCTTTTGACGCTCTCTTCAGTTCGAAACCGAATGCGGAGAAAACGTTTGAGTCATTATCTGCCATAAGATCCTCAGTTCAAGTATAAGGGGGTGCAAGGCACCCCCATCAAACTTACTTATAATACCTTTAACTAGTGGTATTTGACTCCCAGTATTGGATTGCGAAATCAACTTGGAATTCCTCGATCGCGTCGTTTGAGTCATATGATAACTCAATTGATGCGACACTGATTGGGAATGCACCACGGAATGTGTACGATTTTAGTACGCTTCCGTCTTTGTCAAGTTGTTCTACAGTCATATCTGCTTGGTATGCAACAGGACTTGTTAGACCTGAGTTTGCACTGTGACCATTGATGCCGTTCATCCAGCGTTCCATTGCGTCACGAACTTCAAAACCTGTGTCGTTAGTTACCGTTACGTTCCAGTCTTCGAATGTACGGTCACCCGCAATCTTTAGGACACGACCACGGAAAGGTACATCAATTGCAGGTACCGTTGATGCAGGTAACTGTGATGCCTTACACATGAATGAAGTTAGTTCTGAATCTCCACCAGCATAAGCGGGGAAGTTCATGATGACACGGAATAAGTTAGCACGTGCACCACCACCCTTTAATTTTGCTTTAAAATCGTCTACTCTAAGTGACATGTTCAATCTCCTTATACAGTGCCGACAACTTCTTCAAATTCGACGCCGGTACGAACCGCGACGAAGTTGAGAGTGACGTAGTTGATTGAACGTGCTGGCTTAATAAAGACAGACGCGATGAATTGATTCTGGTCAATGATTTGTGGCGTGTTGTTTGTATCGTCACAAACTACACGGAAATCCGTGATACCACGACGACCCTGAATCTCACGTAGGAATGGTTCTACGATGTTTGTAAACTCTGCGCGTGTGAAGTCATCGTTCAGTTCGAATAGAACCTGTTTCGCTGCTTCACCGATTGCACGTTCGATGACTAGGAATAGTCGACGGACGTTGATGCGATCGAATGCAGATGGACGTGATAATGCAGTCTTGTCACCGAATAGTACGGTTCCTTGTCCTGGCATAGAAACGATTGGGTTAACTCTCGCTTCATACATGGCGTTACGATCAGACTTTGTTGGGTTGAAAGAAAGTGCTGATACACCGAAGTACTGACCACGACGTGTTCCCGCTGGGGAGAACCAAGGTGCAGAGTCTAGGTCAGACGCTGCCATGATGCCCGCAGTTGATGAACATGCTGGGATCATTTCGTACTTGTCTTCATACTTGTTGTAAACCTGAACCCAGTTGCCGTCCATGATTAGGTATGAAGATGAAGGTTTTGTAACTGCCCAGTCAACAACGTGTTGCGCAGAGAAAGGTGCTTGATCTGGTGATGCAACAACAACACAATCCATGCGATTTTCTGCAATTTGAACAACATTAGATACTTGGTTGTTTGGGACGTTATGCACACAAATGAAGTCGATCTGAATTTGATCAACATCGCCGTATGCACTTTCTATCGCACCTATGTTGCTACCTGCAACGTCTGTTCCGTCTTGTAAATCATAAGTGTCAGCTACTGGCACGTCTGATAGAGAGATCCAATTGGAACGACGGTTTACGTATTCGATTGCATAACGTTCGTCACCGACCGTTGCGCTTAGGAAGTCAAATGATTCGACTGATTCATTGTCATATGAAACATCGACCGATAAGTCTGGGCTTACGCCCGTAACTGTTACGGATAGTTTATTGCCTTTCGTGCCGACATGTTTTGCAGAGATGACACCATCTGCTGCAGCAACGCCGTTATTTACACGAGTTACAAATGCACTACCCGAATACTTTAAGAACTGAGCGACTGCAAGGAAATCCTTTGAATCACTTCCGTCCTTTGGAGACCCGAATTTAGAAACTAGTTCTGCTTCGTTACCGACAAGAACTGGTTCGTTTGAAGGGCCCCACGCGAAGTCTCCGACGAATGCGCCAGTTGTAGAAGTGACCGCTGGGACAATTCCCGACAGGTCAATTTCTTTCAACTGGACATGCGGAGATGCCTGTGAAATAAGAGCCATGATTGTATCCTTCTAGTTAAGGTATAATAAGTTAAACATAATACGGAGTAATATCGTCAATAACACTATTTATAACTTACCAGTTTTCACCGTAATTTGCATCGAACGGGGTCTGAAAGTTCGTCCATTCTGCGCCATCTGTTGACGGTGCCTCGACCAAATCTCTACCATCATCGATGATGCCGAATGGTGGTAGGTCTTCCTCGATCTGCGCCATCCTTTCTTCAAACAAAAGGTTCTTGATGTTCATGTCGAAGTTGTCACCGAATGATTGGGTGGAGACGAAGTAACCGAACATCACTAGGTTCATCATCAAGTCGTCGTGGTTACCATCACTCGCCTCATAGGATACTCCTTTAGAGACAAATGTGGAGATCTCTAGAATAGTTTCTTCATCAACTACTTGTAATTTATTGTTCTCTAAGATATCTTTAATAGACGAACACCCGATGCGTTTTACTTTACGAGTCATCGTTACACCGATAGCGTCTGACTTGATAGCGGATTCCAAGAACATATTTTCATACTCTAGATCTTGGTAGAGACCAACTGCAACCAATATTCCGGCATCATTATTTTCAACAATACATAACGCTTCGTTATAAAGATTCGCATACTTATAAATAATACTCGGGTAGAGCAAGGGAGAAATATTGTTGTTTCGATATACAGCCACTTGTTTAAATGGCCTTTGTGATACATCGATTACCGTAAATGTCGAATAGTCCTGTCCTCTACCCTTACTTACATCCACGGTCATGATATACTCATGATCTTTGATGGGTTTCTCATATACCTTGAGATCCCCACCTTCCAATAGATTTATTGGTTGTCGCGCACGTAGATCTAGCAGGGTATTACCCTCGATCAATGTGTCACCCGTCCCGAAGAAGGTATTCCCAAATTCCTGATCAAACTGGAGTTGGGATGTATTCGCGATGGTTTCCTCTTTCCACCTATCATCTCGCCCAGGCACATCCCACCAATCTACACGATAGGGTTTGTATTCGTTTACACCTTGCACGGCACCTTCCCAGATCTTATGATAAGTATTACCGATACCATTCGCGGTTGATGTAATGATCACCTTAGTGTCTACACCGGAAGATACTACGGGATAGGTTGACGTATAGAATTCTGCCGCGTTCTCAACGAACGCAAACTCATCTAGGAATAGAAGGTTAACCGACATACCACGAATGGATGATCCAGATGTCGCCGCTGCAACGATACGCGAGTTGTTTGATAGTTCGATAGACCCTTTGTTGAGAGCCTTACAACCCGGCTGTAGAAAGAAAGGAAGATTTTCTAACATCAAGGTCACACGCGCCAACATCTCACGCGCGGTTGCACCCTTGTTCGCAAGGATCGCAATAGTCTTCTCTGGGTGGAATAGGGCATACCATAGAATGTATCCGACCGAACTGATAGACTTACCTGACTGTCGACACGCTAGGACGATAGAGAACCTGTTGTCCTCAAAGTGATCAAACATGTCTTCTTGATACGGGTAGAGGTTGAATGGAACGAGACCTTTGTCTAGATGAATAACCTTGACGTACTGTTTGCAGAAATACGAAGGATCCTCCATGCACTTCTTATACTCACGGAGTTTCGTGGCGTCCCATTCTTCTGCGACACCATCTCTTTTAATCTGAGGATTACCTAGATAGGAGTTCTTACTATAACTACTCATCGTCTTGGTCTATGACCTTCTCATCCTTGTCCCCCAATAGGAAACGCTGGAGTTCAGTTGTCGACCCGATGAATAGATTATTGTTCGTGGTGTTTTTCTCTTTGGGTTTGTCGTCTTGCAAGAGTTCTTTTTGTTTCTTGTTAAGTTCCATCAGCTTGTCGTTGACATTAGCGATGTCCTTGATCATATTAGACAACACCTCGAATGCTCGGGGATGTTCTGATTCACGCGCGACCTGAATCATTAGGTCAAGTGATTCTCGACCTTTCTCGATTAGATCATAGTAGGTATCACGGGAGTACTCATAGTCCTGTTCGTGGACAAAGTTTTTTCGGTCATCGTCCGTGATAATTGTTGGGGGGTTATGACTGTCTGTCATCGGTTATCTCTATATTAAAACCAAAGTCTCCGTTTGAATTTACGTCAATCGGATCTGGTGTCACACGTACATTACTTAGGAAATCTATATCTCCAATATCGGAGACTATTGCGTTAAGCTCTGTATTTACTTCGCGAATCTCTGTGCCAGTTTTTATTGGACCATAGAAATTTGCATTCATATCAAAGGATAGAGTGTATATGATGGTTCGTCTTTGTTCAACCGGACCTTCAAAGTCATCTGAGAAATTGACTCCTGTTAAAGTAACAGGAATGTCTTCCTTGATTTCTGGATAATCAGAGAATGGTTTTACCGACAGGGAATACTGCGGAGCAAAGTATGGTAAGATCTGTTCTACCACCTGCAACGCGTCATCTTGTGACTTCGCATAAATGTTTAGTTCAAAACCAATCTTATATGGAACACCACAAAACACATCTTGACGATTACCACTAATTTTACTTTCTACACTTACTTGATTTACTTTTGGCAGTTGTCTGGCAGAATCATATGATATTGAAGAAACCTCAAAGGACATACGAGGCAACTTTAATGCGACCTTACGTTCGGACTGTTCTCCCTTACTCATCTCTTCTAGTCGTGAGATGAAGTTTCTACGAGGTGCATAAGTCAAAGGTAATTTGACCTGAGACAATACTTTACCGTTTGCCGCGGTTCTTAGTATATGCATATCGTTGAACATAGACCCAAACAAAGCAACACAAGTGCGCATACGTTTATGGTAAAAATGACCACCCATCATTAGACTATATCTCCAAACGGATTAGATTCACTGAAATCGAGGAAGTCCTCTTCCCAATCATTGAATACTTTATTCTGCGCATCGACCTGTATTTCATTGACACCTTCGTCTTGTGAAGATGGAGTCATAGACGCATTCGGTCCAACGACTGGACGATCTGTCGCCCACTCATGATACTTACCATCGGTCGCACCTGTGTGTGCAATTTTTAACACACGAGTGTCACTACTCCATGAAGCGACCTCGCCATTTAGTATGTAGTCGTCGAATACCTGTTGGACATCTTCCCCAATTAAGTAGTAGGATTCATCGTCTGCGACTCTTGGAGGCATCTGTAGTTCGTACTGAAATGCACCCTCAACCTCGACATTATCAATGTCTGGAATACCAGTGTCGAAGTCTTCGTCTGAGAACTCGAATAACTCGCACTGCATACGGAAGGTAGGTAGTTGAGATAACTGATAAAACGGAGTCTCCGTCTCGACCTTCATCACTTGGAACAGTGACTCGGACATAGGCAGGTAGATCACATCACCTTCGCGTGGTCGGAACTGCGCATCCGCAAGACGGTCACCGACCAGCTCTCTCCATCGACGACGCGCGATGACGAAGGTGGCTTGGTCACGAATCTCAATACCAAACTTGGTAAAGATGTCTCCCTCTCCATCGAACCCTTCTGCGTTCTCGATGTAGACCTCGACCTTATATGCGTCACCGAACTGAGACTGAATGCTGTCTAGGAAGATGTCTTCCTTCTCTACGATCTCTCGTGGTAGGTAATAGACATCCTGTCCGTAGAATTTGATAGACTCGATTATCAAGTCCTCATATAAACTCTGTTCGGATCGGTTCTTTTGACTTATGTATGGATTAGTCGCCATGGTTTACCCCATAAAGAACATTGGACCTTCGTCCTCTTCCAATCGGAACTTCTCCATGATCTTGTCGATGTCTGCGATTGCGTCATCATAGATTTGACGACCATTGATAGTAACCCCGCCAGGTAATGACATACCGTCAAACTTGATTAGGTTGATGCCCCACTGACGCTTGATCAGTGCAGTTGTGTATTCTTTCAGGAAGCGGTGGTTCCATAGATTATTGTATTCGGACACTGCATCGTCCGGACTGCGAATACCATAGACTTCAAACACGACGAAGTCTCCCTCTGTTAGTTTCGTTTTGGAAACAAGTAGGTTCACACGATTGTACTGTCGATCAAAAGTAATCTGTGGTCGACCCATCAACTTCATGTCGAGTAGCGATAACTGTTGTTGCATACCTTCATAATACGCCAGATCACCCAACACACCGTTTGCACGAGTGAAGTCTGATATGGTATACTGTAGATACTGCCAAGCGTCACTAAACCACCCCTGAGAGTTCGACAGGGAGACTGGTAACATACGTACCACCGCAGTCAAATCAAGGTCGTCCGGTAGATCTACGGTCTGTGTGTCGACATCCTGTTGTGTTAGTTGATGTTTGAGATAATATCTCTTCGACCCGTCTGGGTGGTTCTCACGGAACCATTGAAGTGCCTCATCAACACGATCATCTAATTGTTCGTCATCGATATTGATCTCAACAACTGGATGTCCCAGTGCACGTAGGCAATACTCGATTAGTTCTTCTCTGTCAGTAGCGTACATCTAATGTGTCTCGAAGTTACGTGTGTGTCTCTCTATTTATACGATTTTATTTATAGACATAAAAAAAGGGAGTCCGAAGACTCCCTCTTTCATCGAAGTTCTAAGAACTTGGATTAGTTGACAACAGTACCGTTGACATCGTAGACATCGATACGGTAGTGTGAACCGTGTTGTCCGTCTAGTTTGTCCGAGTTAGTTGAGTTGTCTGGTACAAGAGCACCCGCAGTTTCTGATAGATCTAGTGAGAACTTACCAGAAGCCTGATTGTAGTCTATGCATGAACCGTTGTCCGCACCGACACATGCCTTCGCACGTGATTCGGTGAAGTATAGGTTGACTTGACCTTCTGATACGTTATCAGTGTCCCATGCTTCGATTGCAACTACACCAGATTCTAGTGCAGAGATGCGACTAGTGTTAGAGTTTACAACACCTAATGTAGAACTATCCGCTGATTGGAATGCACTAACGATCTCTGTTAGAGAGTCTAGTGATGCTTGGTCAGTGTTCTCTTCGATAAAGTCGATCTGACTTTGTAGTATCGCATCAGCAGACTGACGATCAAGAATTTCTTGTGTGATCGCAGCAGCGTTTGATTGCTCTGCCGCAGTCGCACGAGTCTGTTCGTCTGAGATTGCCGCAGCGTTAACTGCTTCCGCTGAACTTGCACGAGAGATCTCGTTGTTCAGTGAAGCCTGTGTTGCGTAATCTGCTTCGATCGTTCCAGCACGACTCTGTAGAGCAGCGATGTCGTTATCGTTAGACGTGATCTGTGCTTGTAGGTCAGACTTGTCACCAGTTGTTGAGTTGTCTAGTGCATCGATCTGTGACTGTAGACCGTTGTCCGCAAGGATGCGAGCGTTAGTCTCAGCAGTGATCGCGTTCTGACGAGCAGTTGTTTCAGCACTTACCGCAGCTGCACGAGCACTTGCCTCTGCGGAGATCGCAGATGCGTTAACACCTTCAGCAGCAGTTGCACGAACAACTTCCGCAGCGATTGCAGACGCATTAGACGAAGTCGCAGTTTCAGTCGCATCCATTTCTGATTCTAGGGTTGATACACGACCCGTTAGGGCAGATGCGTCACCACCTAGGTTATCGATCAGAGTTTGTAGACTTGTATCAGCACCTTCGTATGCCGCAACTAGTTCTGTCAACTGATTCAGTGTTTCTGGTGAACCGTTGGTGATTGCAGATACTGCCGCAGATACTGTGTCGATGTTAGACTGTAGAGTGTTGTCTGCACCAGCACGAGCACTTGCTTCTGCATCGATGTTTGACTGAAGTACTGCGTCAGCAGCGATACGTGCAACTTCTTCTGCGTCGATTGCGTCTTGTAGTGACTGACGACCAGATACACCACCAGATGATACTGTATCAATCTGTGCCTGTAAAGAACCCTCTACCGCAACCGCACGTGCAGTCTCAACGTTTATTTCGTTTGAGTTTGCAACGTCACCCGCATCAGCATGTGACTTAGCACTTGCTTCTGCCGCATCTGCTTTAGAAGTTGCGTCAGCAGCTGCGGTTGATACTGAAGCAGAATCGCCAGCGTCAACATATGCCTTAGTTGCCGCATCTTGTGCCGCAGTTGGATCTGTCATGTTAGTAACTTTGTTACTGTCCATGTCAACTTCAGCGGCCATCTGAATGTTAGATGAACCTGAAGATGTACTGATACCAGAAGTACGCGAGTTTGCAGCAGCAATTGCCGCAGCGTTTGCCGCGATGTCTGTATCGTTTGAAGTGACCTGCGATTGTAGATCAGCAACATCTGTTGGTGTTGCAACACCGTTTGTTAGAGTAGTGTTGATTGTTGCGATATCTGAAGCGTTCTGAGCAACAGAACCTGTCAGAGAACTATCAGCATTTTCAAATGCAGCAACAATTTCTTGGAGCGTGTCAAGTGTTTCTGGAGAAGTTCCCAGAATAGCACTTACCTGCGCCTGTAGGTCTGCGATATCAGAAGAAGTCAGACCTGCAACAGCATCGGCGATCGCGGCAGGTACAACCTTACCGTCCGCACCAATTACAGTTACGTCGTTGATTGAGATGTCACCATTCGATACGTCAACGCCGTTCTGTATTCTAAATTTCTTATTTGTAGACATTTTGTTTACCTTTTAGAATTTTAATGGATGGGGGAGAGCTGATCCCTCCCCCGACTATTATCACGTGTTCCTTATGCGTCAACGTATGTTACTGAGACAGAAACTACCGCACCTGCTGATTCAGCGGTGTATAGTAGTTCAATACTCTGTCCGTTTACACGAACGTCTGTATCACCTAGGAATGATGAACCAGTGAATACGACACCATACTCAACAATGTAAGCAGATGTTCCATCGTGGACAACTAGTGCCTCACGAGTTTCGAATTCACCACCAGACTCTACTGTTACAACATACTTAGCAGAACGGTAAGTTGTCTTGTTGAATGCAGAAACTACTGTAGCAGAAGTTCCAACAACAACATCGTTACCTTGTTCAAATACCTTGATATTGTCAGCAAGAGTTTCTAAACCAACCGACTTAGGATCTAGTACACCAACTGAGTTAGTAGACTGTGCGATGATAACCGCCTGTGTACCAACTGGGATTGCAGCGTTGAATGTAATAGTTTGTGCCTGTGCATCGATGGAGTAGTGTACGCCTGGATCCTGAATAACACCACCAACAAAGACGATTGCGTTCTGGTCTTGTGTGTAAAAATCTATCGCGAATGTAGTCTGCGCACCGTCACCAGCCATTGTCTGGCGTTGTGCGTTGTTGAATGCCAACTGAGTTGGATCCTGTAGAGACATTCCGTCTAGAGTGTTGTTTACACGTAGTACATAACCATTCTTACCGTCGTATGCAGTATCAGCAACGTCTGCAAGTTCCAACATGGTCTTTGCAGTATCGATTGAGAATGCACCTGTCGATGGGTCGTAAGATACCTTACCTTCACCCGCAGTGTCTACAGCAGATACTGAAGAACGTGCGCGAGCAGTTGTGAAGTATAGGTTATCACCTTCGGTTACATCTGTAGTTGAGAACTGCGAGATGTGTTGTGCAGCAAGACCTGCATCCAACTGACCCTTGTTTACCGCGTCTTGTGGGTCTGTACCGTTAGCGACTGAAGTTACCTTGTTGCCGCCCATTGATAGGGAACCAGACATCGTGTCTCCAGACTTAGCGACTTTACCGTCGATCTGAGTCTGTAGGTTTGTATCCGCAGCAGCGAACTCACCACGAATCGCAGCGCCCTGTGCCGCACGATCAATGATCTCTTGTGCAAGTCCAGAAGCGTTAGTGGAGATGTCTGTTTGGTTAGTTTGGATTAGAGATAGTAGATCACCGTCTCCAGACTGTAGTGCAGCAACGATCTCTGTTAGAGAATCAAGTGCGGCAGAGTCTGTGTTAGATACGACAAAGTCGATCTGAGACTGTAGTGATGATTCAACACCCTGTGCACGTGTAGACTCATCTACGATTGACTGTGCGTTGACATTGATCAATGCAGACAAATCTGATTCTACACCAGTTGCACGAGTAGTCTCACCATTGATTAGAACGGTGTTTGCATCTTCCGCAGCACTCGCACGTGCGATCTCTGCGTCAATCTGTGACTGTAGGTTGTTGATACCTGAGTTACGAGTGTTATCAACTGCCTTAATGGCAGCGTCTAACTTCGCGTCTGCGTCTGCGAGAGAAGTAGATGAATTCAGGTAGTTAGTTGATGTTGGTGTGATGTAAGTACCATCAGCGTTTACACCAGCAGCAAGTTGAGTTGCAGTCATCTCTGTCTCAACAACTGTTAGACGTGAGTCTAGACCGTTGTCAGCGATTTGACGTGCAGTTGCTTCTGCGTCGATGTTACCCTGTAGAGTTGCGTCAGCACCTGTACGTAGAGCAGCTTCGTTTGCAACGATACCGTCTGCATATGTCTTAGCAGCAGCTTCTGCGTCGTCCGCTTCTGCTTCTGCGTAAGTCTGTGCAGATGCAAGGACAACCGCGTCACGTGCGATGTAGTCTGCTTGATCAATTGTACGATCAGCAGCAAGATCGATACGGATCTGCGTATCTGCAGCAGTACGATCAGCGATCTCTTGTACTAGAGCGTCACTGTCAGCGTCTGCACGTGCAACAGCAGCAGCAAGACCAGATGTATTAGTGTCTGTCTCACCGTGTACTTCGTTGATTGCACCAACAAGAGTTTGTGCAGTTGTGTCTAGAGTTTCAGTTGAAGAACCAACCTTAGTTTCTAGTGCATCGATGTCTGCTTCGTTAACTGTTAGACGACCATCTTGTTCGATGTCCTTCGCTTCAGTTGCGGTTGCACGACTTTCTAGTGAAGTTGCGCGACCTTCGACTGCGTCCATCTCACCTTCTAGAGTAGAGATACGACCTTCGTCTACGTCTGTCTGAGCGTGTAACTCGTTAACAGCAGCAGTAACAGTTGATGCAGTTGTTGTTAGTACCTGCGTACCCATCTGACCTTGTAGAACGTCAACGTGACCTTCTTCTGTAGTCATACGAGTTTCTAGTGAAGTTGCACGATCTTCTACCGCGTCCATTTCAGACTGTAGAGTATCGATTTCACCTTCAGCAGTTGTTACGCGACCCTCTAGAGCAGTTAGATCACCAACTTCTACGTCGATTTCTGCGTGTAGTTCGTTGATTGCGTCTGAGATGTTAGTAGCAACAGTTTGTAGAAGTGCAGAACCTTGCTTAGTTTCTAGTGCAACGATATCTGCTTCGGCAACGTTTAGACGACCGTTCTGAACTAGTTGATCAGAATCTAGACCGTTTAGACGGTTTGTGTGAGCAACGTCTTTCGCTTCTAGGTCAGTAGCACGTAGTTCAACTGCGTCCATCTCTGTTTCTAGAGTAGTTAGACGACCACCGTTAGCATCGATAACACCTTGTAGATCTGAATCTGCTTCTTGGAATGCACTAACGATTTCTGTTAGTGAATCTAGTGCAGCACCATCTTCGTTAGAAACGATGAAGTCAACACGACCTTCTAGAGTTGTTAGGTCAGTACGGATACCACCTTCAACGCCAGTCGCACGTAAAACTTCTGCGTCCAACTGATTCTGTAGATCAGCAACATCTGTTCCTTGTAGATTTTGCAGTGCAAGGATATCAGAATCGTTTGCAGTAACCTGTACCTGAACACTATCTACGTCAGTACGTAGACCGCCTTCGATACCTTCAGCACGGTTCTTCTCAGCAACTACAGAAGCAGCGTTAACTCCCTCTGCGACAGTAGCACGAGTGATTTCTGCGTCAAGTTGATCTTGTAGATCTTGTACGTCAGAACCAACTAGTCCTTGTAGAGCAAGAATGTCTGAATCGTTGTCTGTGATTTGACCCTGTAGACCAGTTACCTGATTTGTTAGGACAGTTTCAGCACCAGATGCGCGAGCGACTTCTGCGAAGATCTGAGATTGTAGATCAGAGTCAACGTTTGTGAAACCTTCTTCTATGGTATCAACACGAGTCGATAGTGCCGCATCTCCAGCAATACGCGCAGCTTGTTCAATAGTGATGTTACCTGCGTTCGTAGAGATGTTGCCGATGTTTGTGTTGATGTCTGTACGTAGACTTGATTCTACACCTTCAGCGCGTTGACGTTCTGTAACAACTGAAGCAGCGTTAGTCTGTTCTGCACCTTGAGCACGTAGAACTTCAGCAGTGATCTGATCTTGTAGATCATCAACTTCAATTGTAGTGTTCGAGTTTAATGCATCGACTTGCGCCTGTAGATCTGAGTCTCCAGAAGCACGAGCAACTTCTTCTGCACGTAGGTCAGTTTCGTTCTGTGAAGAAAGAACCTGAACCGCATCCATCTCACCTTCTAGTACAGTAGTACGTAGAGATAGTGCATCATCTGCAGCGATACGAGCAGCTTCTTCTGTAGCAACGATTGAGTTTGCGTGTGATACAGCCTGTTGTTTCGCAGTTGCGATACGAGCAGTGACAGTGTTTCCACTAGTTCCATTTACGGAAGCGTCACCGATTAGTGCAGTATCTTGTGCGTCAGCGTGTTGTTTCGCTTCCGCCATGTGTGAATCAGCTTCTTGATCCGTGTATGCTTTTGCTTCATCAAGAACATCATCTTTCTCAACTTGAATGTCAACATTGATCTGGTCAATCTGAGATTGTAGACCAGCGTCAGCAGTTGAACGAGTTGATGCCTCTGCGTCGATGTTACCCTGTAGGATAGTGTCAGCAGATGCACGAGTTGTTGCTTCGGATGAAATCGCAGTTGTGTTAGATGCGATAAGAGCAGACATGTCTGAATCAGATGACTGGAATGCACTAACGATTTCTGTTAGTGAGTCTAGAGCAGCTGGATCAGTGTTTGATGTGATGAAGTTGACCTGTGTTTGTAGGTTTGCTTCAGCAGCAGTTGCACGGACTTCTTCTGCATCGATGTTGTCTTGTAGGACAGTTTCAGCAGTAGTCGCACGTAAGATTTCTGTATCAACGCGAACGTTTAGATCAGAATCGCCTGCGATACGTGCAGCGTTCTCGATTGCAACAGAGTTGCTTGATTCAGTGATTGCTTCTGCTTTTGCAGTTGCGATGCGGTCAGTAACAGTATTAGATACAGTACCGTCTACAGATGCATCACCAATCATTAGTGCGTCTTGTGCTTCAGCGTGTGCCTTAGCAGCTGCTTCAGCAGTAACAATGTCAGCACCTAGGTCGGTACGAACTTGTGTATCTGCAACAGCACGTGCGTTGATTTCGTCTTGGATGTTCTGTGCGTTTGCAACTTCTGCACCAGTAGCACGAGTGATTTCACTGTCAAGACGACCTTCGATGCGTGACTCTTCTCCACTAGCGCGACTAACTTCAGTAGTGATCTGAGACTGTAGAGAAGTAGACTTGGTCTCTTCTGTGTCTAGTCGTGCAGATAGTGCGTTGTCACCAGCGATACGTGCAGTCTCTTCCGCGCCGATTAGACCAGCAAGTGAAGTTTCTGCTGATTGTGCGCGAGAGATTTCGACAGTAAGACGGTCGTTGATTTCTGTTTCTTTTGCAACAGCACGGTTAACTTCGCTCGTGATCGCAGTAGCGTTTGCGATGATAGAAGCAGATAACGCGTCATCAGCGTTTTGGAATGCTTCTACGATTTCTGCTAGAGAGTCTAGTGAATCGCTGTCTACGTTGTTGATGAAGTTATTTAACTGTGACTGTAGATTTGCGTCTGCTGACTGATATGCAGCTTCGATTGAATCTTCACGTGCCTTTGCGCGTGTCTCTTCCGCAGTGATGTTAGCCTGTAGGGTAACGTCTGCTTGAGCACGAGCACTTGATTCTGCGTCGATGTTGTTTTGTAGTAGTGTTTCTGCAGCTTGTGCGCGTTGAGTTTCTACTAGAACGTCTGCGTCGATTTGAGCAGCAACATCAGCATTAGCACGATCAGCGGTATAGTATAGGTTAGATCCTTCGCTTAGATCAGATGTACTGAAAGATGCGAAGAATGCGTCTGCACCAATCTTCTTTAATGAGTCGGAATTGACATCATAGAGAAGCGTGAAACAATCCGCAGGGTTTACCATACCTTGAAGGGTTGATTGTCCCTGTACCGCACTTTCGTCAAGCTTAGTATTGATTACCGCCTTGTCCGCTAGTGCAGGGGATTTAATCTGCCTAAATGCCATTAGGTTATCTCCTAGTTGGTTAGTGTTGGAATTAAACGTTTAATAATATACTAACGAAATTTTATGTAGATGTCCGTCCCAGAAGGGGGGATCTCAAAAAACTGTATAGTATCTCCGATGGTTTCATATACTTCTTCAGGATGTTGAAGTACATCATTTACCCATACATCAATTAAGTCATCACGTGCCGGATTACCGTTCAATGTAAATATGGCGGTGTCGCCAGGAGCAATGAACGCCTGAGATTCTGGGATCACAGTACGATCATTAGTTGATGATGAGGTACCTTCGATAAGTTCAAATAACTGAGTTTCTTGGCCTGGAGTAGAAGTCACTTCGTCTTGTTTCTTCTTAGCCAGATTGAACAGACTTTCGGCAAGCACCCTATTAAAGGACTTATTATTGATCATATTTGGAGTACTAGGATGGTTAATATACTGTCTTTATTTATACTAAAAACAAACTTAACCAGTAGTTTATTTTTACGATCTAAATTGAAGTAATTCTTGTATTAAATCGTTAACATCTTGTAGGTCACTATCTAGATTATTAATTCTAGCATGTAATGAATCTACTTCAGTTTGTGTAGCGACACTTTGTCCATTCAATGTATAGTTGCCCAGAAGTTGAACTCCCGCGTCATCCATAATAAGTTTGTCATCATTCTGGTGTTGTATCTTGAACTGACTATCATTGAAACCTAAATGTTTGATGATGGTGTCAGTACCATTATGATAAAAACGAGTCTCTTCGTTGGTGCCTACAATAAAGGCAAAGTGGTCATCTATAATGAGGTCGTTTCCAAAAGAAACGCCAGTAGAATTGTAGGCGGCAACTTGTACAACTTGTTCTGCGTCTACAACGTGAGTTAGGGAGATGTTACTCCCGTCATCCGCAACGTAATCTATTCCTTGATGGAGTAAGACACCGTTGAGATATACTTGAATTCTTGATGGACTGTTCGGATCTGGATCGTATTGTAATACGTTGCCAGCGTCGTCTGGTCCTGTTACAACCTCTAGTGTTCCGTCAGAGGTATAGATGTATGCGTTGAATGTAGTTGTCGCAGAGAGACTTCCATCTCCTACAGCGCCAATCTCCACAATAGACTGAACTCCACCATCATACTCTCGTTTGATATAGAGTTTTCCGTCCTGAGTATTTATACCAATCTCGCCCAGTTTTAACTCTTCGATACTGGGAATATCACCAAGACCGTCAAATGTCTTAATATTTCCACCAATACTTTGGGCAACAGTACTAATAGGACGACCAACAGTAACTCTTTTGACTTTGGTACCAGAACCAAAACCACTTATTGACGCTACCCCTGTGATACCACCTACTTTTCTTATTGGCATTTTATTACCTTGTGACAGAAGGGTTGACTTTTATCTTTCCTTCTAGTATTCTTTCTATGATAGTGTGTCCGTCTTCATCAACGAAGCTGATCTCTACATCATAGACATATCTACCACGTGTGGATAGACCATCGGTTATTAAATTAGAAAGGGATAATGTGACGATACCTTCGAGTGAAGGTTCAGGAATCACGGCAGTAAAATCAATTGACTCGATACTTCTGTAAGTTTTTTTCATCTTTGCAGAAGCGGAGTAACCAGTGAGATCTTTCTTTGAACCATCTGGGTTCACTAACTCTATTTGTAGAGCTAAATCTGCACCTTGATCAATTGTAAAATCTTCGTAAGTTGCCATAGTCATCAAGACCCTAAGTGTATAAACGTTCTGTTTCTATTTATACACTTAGGATACGTGATATTTTTTTTTATTCTGAAGCGATGTCTTCTAAGACCATCTCACGGAATTCTTCTGAAGTCTCAGACCAGTCGAAGACATAAGAAACGGTTACACGCCAATCATCTTCTGAAGATGCAGCGTGATACATTAGTTTCTCTTCTTCACCGTAGTGTCCGAAGTATGCTGCCTTGCAAGTCCACTGACCTGGCTTGTCTTGGCAACGGACAACTTCTTTAGTTTCCGGATGGATGTACTCGAACCAACCTGAACCACTCTCTGAGTAAGAGAATATTAGGTTGAAGCCTGGAGCGTTAGCATTGTTGTGCCATGCAATGAAACCACCTGGCGGGTATACCGCAGCAAGCGCATTGTGCTTGACAGACAGGAAGTTCATCATCTTGTCGTTTAGATCCGACAACATGTGCGTCATGTCACGCTTGAAGATTGGGTCCGCATCCTTCTCGAACATCTGGTGTGCGCGATCTGATAGTTTAAAGTTATAACCTACCATCTCATCTGGGAAACCTTCGTGTTGCGTTCCCTCATCTACAATCTCTTGCATGTACTTTGGTCCAACGTACCAGTTACGCTGACGCATACGTTCCTTAGACGTGCAGTGACAGTTCTCTGCAAATCCAGAAATCTTAGGTAGTCCAGCGTAGTTGTCCAGAATCGCAAGCAACTCAGGGTTCTTAACGTCGACGTGCTTTAGATATTGGTCGTTTAACTGTGTCATACGATTGGTGTATCCTTATTAAGACCAGCAGAGAAGTGACGTATAATCACTGGCCCTGTTTCTGGTTTTGTTATTGCCCAATTAAGTGCGTTGTAGTAGTTCCATCTCAAGTCGTCATCAAAGATACCAACCTTGAGATCCTTATACTTTTCTTCTTTCTCAGTCAACCACCAGAGTGAGAACTGATCCCAAGATTTGAGACTGTCCACGTACCCGTCTGGCCACCAAGTGTCATTCATTTGTCTGAATGTCAAGTCCCACCAATCATCCATGAACTCACGTACAATCGGTTTAGACATATCATATAAACATACTGCTCCGCATAGTGTGAACTTAGAAACGCCTTCCGGAGTATCAAAGTCACGTTCTGCATATATGTAGTCACGGTCATCTGTCAAAGCGGTGAAGACCACATCGTGATCTTTCATTTCGTCCCATACTTTGACAATGTCTTCATGCTCTACTTCCATGTCAGCATCAATATACATCGTTAGGTCATACGGCGATTTCGCCATACCCCATAACTTAGCGCGGTAGTGATCGTCACATAAGAGAATATCGTCTGCGACATCTCGACCACGGTCATCAAGGAATCGTTCCTCAGTCACCAAACAAATCTTGCATTCCTCTTCCGGTTCATAGTAGTCCCTGAGAGACTCTGCAAGATTGATTGCGTACAAATAAAAGTTGCGTTTCTTAGACGCAACAATAATAAAACCTTTACTCTTTTCCATCTGTCTCGGCCTCTAGTTGGTCTTGTAGAATCATGATTGAGTACATATCTACTTCAATCTTAGATTTTGCACGACGCAATTTTGCCTTTAACTTCCGGTTTTTAGAGTTCTTAATCTCCTCAACCTCAAACGCTTCTAGTTTGTAGTTGAACAGTTTTTCAAGTTTCCTAGCCTTTTGATGTTCCAAATCACGTTGTTTCTCTTCTTCCGCTTCCGCAGCTTTGCGTTCGACTCGATCGATAGTTTCCTTATCGATCAACTCTTCACCAAGCGCATCCACAACTTCCGAAAACAACTCGTTGGTATTTCCATCACGATCCTGCCTTGCCAACAACATCTGTTGACGAGTGACACGACCCATATCATCTTCCATTTCTAGGATACAGTTTAGTTCTTTCTTCTCTTCTGTTTCCCAGAATGCGTTGTCCATCCAACGTCTATAACTCATTTACTCATTCTCCAAAAGGGTTCAATTCAAATATCAAATTTATGTATAAGATTAATAAAGCGGGTCCGAAGACCCGCCCATATTCAGACAATCATTATAACATAAAAGGGTTGTTTATGCAACCCTTACGTATAGCGTGTATACGTCTGTAACGTGTGTTTCTGTATCGGAGATGGTTTGACCGATGTAGTTACCGACGAAACTACGTGCGTAGTTACCAGCAAAGTCACGAGTGTAGTTACCACCGAAGTCACGAGTGTAGTTACCAGTGAAGTCACCTACGTATGTTGATACACGATCACGCGTGTATGTGCCACTGTAGGATGATGGTCTAACACGTGCGTATGCAGATACACGGACACGAGAGTAGTTACCTACGAAGTCACGTGAGTAAGTACCAGTGTACTCACCAATGTATCCACGGTTGTAGTTACCTTCAAAGTTACCTGTGAAGTCACGTGCGTATGCACCAGTGTACTCACCAGCAAATGTTCTTGCGTAGTTTCCAGTAAAGTCACCAGCGAAGTCGCGTGTGTACTGTCCGGAGAATTCACGTGAGTAGTTACCTGTAAACGTTGTGTTGTAAGTACCAGTGTACTCACCAACGAATCCACGGTTGTAGTTACCTACGTAGTTACCAGCAAATCCACGAGAGTATGTTCCGGAATAAGCACCAGTGTATTCACCAGCAAATCCACGAGTATAATCTCCTACGTAGTTACCAGCAAATCCACGTGCATAGTTACCGACGTAGTTTCCACCGAAGTCACGACTGAAGTTACCAACGTAGTTACCTGCGAACGTTCCTACGTAATCACCAACATACTCACCAGCGAACTGACGTGTGTACTGACCAGAGAAGGTGCGAGAGTAGTTACCTACAAAGTCACCAGCAAAGTTAGTTACACGATCACGGGTGTATGATGATCCACGGTTGCGGACGTATGCAGATACACGAGTACGAGCGTATGCGGAGTAACGAGTGCGCGTTGAAGTACGAGCATAGTCACCAGTGTAGTTACCAGCGAAGTCGCCTGCATATCCACGTGCGTAGTTACCAACGAAGTTTCCGGTAAACGTTGTTGCGTAGTTTCCTACGAAGTTACCAGCGAAGTTAGTTACACGATCACGCGTGTAAGCAGAACCACGGTTACGAGTAGATGTGCGGGTTGAATCGCGTGTGAAGTCACCGACGTAGTTAGTTACACGTGTGCGAGCGTATGCACTGTAACGAGTACGAGCGTATGCGGATGCACGGTTACGTGTGTAGTAACCAGTATAGTTTGTTTCACGGGTGCGAGCGTAAGAGTTCGCAAAGTTCTGTGTGCGATTGCGTGTGTACGCAGAGTTACGAGTACGAGTGTAGTTTGTTACACGAGTACGTGCGTAGTTACCGACATAGTTACCAGCAAAGTTACCAGCGTATCCACGTGCATAGTTACCTACGAAGTTACCTACGAAATCACCCACGAATGTGCGAGCGTAGTTACCGACATAGTTACCAGCAAATCCACGAGCGTAGTTACCTACGAAGTTACCAACATAATCACCCGCAAAGTTACGCGCATAGTTACCGACGAAATCGCCAGTGAACGTTGTCGCATAGTTACCTACGTAGTTACCTGCGTAAGTTAGTGTGCGTGAATAGTAACCAGTATTGGTTGATGTGCGGGTAGATGT